CTCAATGAAAAGCGTGGACTATATAAAATCCCACTGGAACTAAATGAGTTAACGAATCTCAGTTCTGATGAAATCCTAGCGATGGCAAAAGAACAAAGACTTGACTATGATTATCCAGATTTGTGGGCTGATGGTGAACTCGAAGAGCAAGTCATCACTGAAGTCCCACAGATACGGGCATTGAAAACGGTTGTTGAGCCTAAAAACATCGTTCCCTGTGTACAGCAGATGTATCGAGAAGGCCCACACCAAGGGAATAGAAATAATACTATTCTCAGAATAGCCTCGCATTTCCGTAGAAACGGTATACCTTCAGATGCAACTAAAGCGTCATTACTTCATTGGAATGACAATCAGCTGGAGGATACAGTGATACACGAAAAAGTTGAGGCCGTCTATAATGCTGGATATAAATACAGTTGTCACGATTCTCTTATGAAAGAATATTGTAAACCTCATTGTATACACTATAACAGGAAAGATTATCTTGTTGATGTGCATACTAGTGAGGACTTGCATAAAGAACTCAAAGAGAGACTAACATCTGATTTTTCAGGCAAAGTAATTGACTTAGCTAGGAACCTGCACATCGACAGAGATGTAGTTATGTATCCGGGTGAGTTAGTGACTGTATTCGGCGCAACTGGAGCGAACAAAACAACTTTGGCACATAATCTTGTTTTAGGTTATGATACTAAAGCTGATATGATTCGTCCAGAGTGGCAGGTACCAACACTTTATCTTTCATTAGAATTAAGTGGCTGGTATATGCACAGAAGAAGTCTTCAGATAATCAGCGGTAAAGACAAAGATTATGTAAATCAGCACTATGATATGTTATATAAACATAACAAGGATTTACTTAGTCACATAGTCTTTCAAACTATATCTCCCAGTATCGACCAGATTAGGGAGAAGATTAAAGAACTTAATCCTGCTTGCGTAGTTGTTGATTATATTGACCTTATCGAACCTCCAAGAGGGGTAAGAGGAGAGTATGAAGCCATTAGGTACATCTCTCACCAGTTATCAAGCATAGCAGTTAACTATGACTGTATAATAATACAAGTATCTCAAGTTTCAAGACAGTACAGTAGAGATGATGTATTAGATTTGTATGCTGGTAAAGGTTCTGGAGCGATTGAAAATGCTTCCCGTAAAGTTATTGGTATTGAAGGCCAAGCCAAAAGTACCACTAAGAAGGTAAGCTTATTTAAGAACTCTGATGGTGATTTATTCGAAGATGTCGAACTTGAATGGACACCGTCATTTAGATTAAGGAGAAAAGACTATGCACCAACGCTTAATAGTAGCGTCGTCACAAGACGCCAAGGATTTTGATGTAGAAGGAGTAATACCTTTTAATTCAAAAACTGCTAATCAAGTATCTGCTGAAGTTGAAGAATGGTTAAATCAAAACTGTTTTGCATCCGAAGGCGGCAGGTGGACAGCATCCCCAGCAGACTGGTTTGTAATTGGCGGCAGATGGTCAGGGGAACTTGACAAGTTAGAGAATGGTATCGAGTGGAAAGATATGGTTTCACATCTTAAGTCACTTCTATCCAAGGAAGAGTTAAAACAGTACGATGAAAGGTTTGTTAATAGCAATCATACGAAAACTCATTGTTTAGCATTAAATGAATGGTGGCAAAAGAAGACTGATACAGATGCTTTACATCCTTGGTGTCGAGATAGCTATAACATAACTGGTGAATTAGACAGTAGGCCACTATCAAAAAAGCTCTGGAATGCTTTTAAAGAAGAAGGCATTGGAGAACATCAAAGTGAAGAAAGTTGGATAATGATAGATAGGTGGGTTCGTCACGATGATAATGACAATAGTACTTGGTACGACGATAGCATCAAATGGATTGACTTAAAAGACAAAGCTATTGATGTAGACCCTGATGATTTTCTAATAGGTGAAGCTGAACCTGATGACCAAATTTGGCTTACTGTAGTCGATTACCATTATTAAGGAGTAAACAATGGCAACTACCAAAGAGCTAATAGGCTTAATGATAGACACAGAACTTGAAGTTATGCTTGAAGAGGAGCCTGAAAAGAAGGCTGAACTTGAAAACAAACTTCAAGTAGTACATCAACAGATTCGTTCAAAGGTTGATAAGATAGACCACTTCCTTGTTGAAGTTGGCAGGAAAGAAAACCTAATCCAAGCAGAGATTGAAACCTATAAGGATGAAATCGAGCGCTTAAAAAGTCGCAAGATTGCGGCAGAAAAGACCAAGGATTTCTTTAATTCTGTCTTGTTACCTATGGTAATAGAAGAAGTTGGTGATGAAAAAGGTGTCTGGCAAACAGATACCGCACGCTATAAGCTGTATGAAACATATGGCCCAGTAGTAATTGACAACCAAAATCTTGATGGCAAGTACAAAACGGTGGAAATTATTGATAAGATTGATAAGAAGGCCGCAAGAGCAGATGCAATGGCCGCTGATAAAGCGGGAGAAACATTACCTGCGGGTGTCGATATAATGAAAATAAAACGAGTAAGGAGGTCATAATGAGACCTAATAGAAAGAAGTCGCAAAAGACATATGTCTTGGAGGCATTGCTCAAAGGTGCTAAACTAACACCATTGACAGCTATGAACTCTTGGGGATGTATGCGTTTAGCGGCAGTAATCAGTGAATTAAGACATAAGGAAGGTTATAACATTGCAACTACAATGGTTAAAGGACGCACTGGGAATAAGTTTGCCCAGTACTCAATTACGCAATAGTATTATGACAATTAACCCCTATCGCATAGGGGGAGGAATGTTTGCATTTGATGACCCAGTTACTGGATTAATCAGAGAACCTTTTATCGGTGGAGCAAACTATCACCTTGACAAATTCGCTGGAAACAGAAACGATTGTGTAATAGCATTCTCAGGGAATGAAATCCCAGATTATGATGTTAAACTAAAGTTACAAGATACTGATAAACTATCAGGTAGCAACTACGATGACCAAGATGGTCGTAATGTATGGTTGTGCCCAGCATTGTTTAAGTATTTTGAGACTGCACCTAAGAAGTTATATATCAAAAATATGACTCTTGTAGAAGGTGGAGAAAGGTTTATTAAGGGAGAAATTACCTAAGTAAACTATGGCAAAAATCACAAAGGCTCAATTTCAGGTTGTACTAGAACCAGTTCACAGAACATTCTGGAAACAAGCATATAAAAAGCTGAGGAGAAAAATCTCTTCACTCAAGTCCTCATTAAAAAAGCGTAGCGAAACTGCAAATGTTGATTGTAACATTACAGTAGAAGAGCTAGAGCTTATGTTTTATGAAAGTTATGGGAAACAATGTAAGTACTGTCCAAAGGTACTAAACATTAGGACTATCGCTTGTGACCATATTGTTCCATTAGCAAAGAATGGCCCCAGCACCGTAGAAAACCTACAGTTGGTATGCCGCACTTGTAATACTCGTAAAGGCCCACTTAATGAAAGTGACTTTGAAAGAGTAATGGAATGGGTTAGAGAACAGCCTGAAGAGCTTTGTGATTATCTTTTAAGAAAACTAGCGAAAGGAGGAAGGTACTGATGGACTTTCTCAATACCGACATATTTGTATTTATGTCAAACTTAGTAGTTCTTGTTCTCGTAGTAATCAATAGCAGATTAAGAGATAATGAGTAACGACTATAACTATTACCTTAAACAGTTTCATAGCGAAGCTAAGTTAGAAGGTGATATCCCAGTAGAGCTCCCGAATGGCGAGGAGTTTAAAGTTTCTATACAGACCGATAATAACTTTGGTTTAGAAACTCTAGATGCAGTAGGATTGTACGAGCAGTTTGAGTTTAATTGGGAAAACTATTATGGAGACTTTGTAATGTCTGGAATACACGGTAAAACAAGGTATATCTGGGCAGTACTAAAACAAGATGGTGATTGTGGAATAGTAACTTTTCATATGGACAAGAGTCAAAACAAGTTAGCACAATACTTATTAAAAGATATGGCTAAGCTTATAGAGGCTCAACATATATCCACTAACCATATACAAACTACAGGAGAAGCATAATGGCTCAATATTGGTACGAATCAGCAGTAGAGGCAACAAACTTCCCAGCGTGGGAACTTTATGTTTTCTTTACCCTTTGCTTGTTAATTAGTATCATCGTTAGATTGGCACGCATAGAGAAAAAACTACAAGAACATAAAGAAGGTTTCTTTGAGTTTTACGACAGCTGGTATGGCGAAAAATAAATTACCAAAGCATACACTTCAAGATGAGGAACTATCTGTAATCTTGAGGGCACTAGAATCATTTGTAAGTACAAATGTAGATGAAGAGTCTTTGGCTCAGAATCTAGCAAGAGAATTGCGCAATAAGGCAGGTTGGTCTGGGTACAGCAAGCCCTCAACAGACGAGGGAGAACAGGTACCAGAACCGTATAAGGCCTGCAAAGTCTGTGACGATTAACAAGGAGTAGAAATGAAAAATTTCACACCAGTAATCGAGAAAGAGGTAGCAATGCCTCCTAGAAGAACACCAAATAGAGCTGGCGCACATCGTTGGCACTTTCTAACTAATATGCTTGTTGGAGACTCAGTCTTCTTTCCAGCAGAGGTTATCAAGACTGCAAGTGTAGCAGGCGGTGTTCATCGTGTCACCAAGCAGTTAAATACTACTAATGGCACTACACTAAAATTCTCTTGTCGTAAAAGGCAAGAAAATGGAGTACTTGGAACCAGAATCTGGAGAACCAAGTAGTGTTTTGGGGCGACCTAAGAAAGAAAGAGGATGACACACCAGTTCGATGAAGCGAAAGCTGAGAATGGTGTCCAAATTTTTTGCTGGTTGGCGAACTAGAGGTCGCCCTTAATGCCTACACCATTTATGTGTCACGAGTGTGATGGATACACAATGAACGAAAGTGGTGTATGCGATAATTGCGGAGAAGAGATGAACCAAACAAAGAAACTAATGTCGGCTCGTAAAAAAAGAGCTTTGATAAACTGGGTAGAGAATCACGCTAAAAAAGTGTTTAAACCCAGAAAACCTACCGAACCCAGTGTAAAAATAAAAGTAGGAATGGAGTATAAAGATGAGAAATAATGAAAAAATACGCTGGCTAACAGAAGGACTAGAAAGTATTTATCAGAAAAGTTCAGAGAATGTAATTAAATTACTAGCCAGAGCTTATCTGGATGGAGAACCAACAACAGCTGATTCTTACAATAAAGAACAGTATGTAGACAGGTTTACATCAGCGTTAGATAGGTGGGAAAAAGAGCATTGGGAGAATAAAAATGAAGAACAAGGAAAAAAAGGATGATTCAACTCGCTACATATGTCCAGAGTGCGACGCTTTGTTATATACAGCAGAGTACGGTTCAGCACAAAGTGACAGCTCTGAAGAAGGGCTTATATGCGAGGAATCTGATTGCCAGTTTGAGGTATTTCCTGACCAAATGCAGGACTTTTGTGAGCCAACTTAGAAAAGCTCAATTAAATTGTGCTAACTGGAACACGGGCAAGTGTTGCGGCGTAATGTTGAAAGTAAAACAAAAGCGTAAGGCAGGATTTAAGTATTATATACATCAAGTACTAGATACAGAATTGGCTGATAAGGATTGCATAGTAGATAAAGGCTGTGCTTATTTCAATAATTTCGTCCTACCCGGACTTGTAGATAGATAACCTCCTAGACTGCAAGTCACTAGAGCAAGAGTCCTACTTCGGTAGGGCTCAAGCTCGTTGTTTTTTTTAAAATTATACAGTAAATAACTCAGCTTTTTTACTTGTTATCTTTTTTGTCACCCTTTACAGAAACTTTCATACCCGGTAATATTGGGCCTAGCATTGCTGGGAGCTTAGTTAAAATTGTATTTGCATCAATAGTATGCCCTACCCTTACACCACTATGTCTTACAACTAACTCAAACTCCCCTACAATATTACCTAAGTCATCAAATTCTGTGCTACCAAAATCAGCAAAAATGTGTGCGTCATTACCAAATTGCTGTTTAAATTTCCTATCTTCTTGCCCTATTAATGTAGTTATATCATCAATAAATTCTTCAGGAGTTTTGCCAGATGGAGCTAAAAGTTTTTTTAATTTAGTGTTGGCACCACTACCTAAACTACTTACTAGACTTGAAACAAAGGGGAGATTTCTTTTAAGAGCAGGGTTTTTAATCTTTCCCATTTTTTTTAGATTACCTATTGTTATGACCTCTCCTTGTTCTGCTAAATCTATAGCTTCTCTTATTACGTCTCGCATTGAATCTTTAGTTCCTTGATGCACATTAATTCCTTGGAAATAGTGGTCAACATCAATGTTCTTTCCAAGTCCAACCCTTACTAACTTACCCTCTTCATTCCTTCTTACAGGTTTTAATTCCATAAATCCATCCATTTTTGCATTGTATCTGTCATCAAGAATATTTTCAACCTCAATTTTATCTGGCCCAACATTTCTAATAGGAGTATTCCTTCGATGAGATATAGTATTCATTGCTTGGTCAATATTATAAACAGTTCTCTGTCCTACATAACCTAAGTCTTCTCCAGTTCTTAAGGCTCTTTCAGTAAGTTTTTTAGACCTTCCTGCCGCAACCCCTATCAAGCCTAATGAATTTGCGCTCATATTTCCAGCACCAGCATCTCTACCAAAGTCAAATATCCTCATCGCATCCATAAAATCATTTGTTTGAGAATTTGATTCACCCATAAGCCATTTATTAACTCTTTCTTCAGCGCTTTTTGGAAGAGTAAAGTCGCCCGGAGTTGGTTCGGAAATAATATCATTTTGAAATTCCTTCTGGAATCTCTTACCTCTATTATTTTTTATTGGCTTAACTTCAAAATTTAATTGTTTAAGAAACGCAGGCATTCCTGTGGTTTGCATTTCATCTAAATCTGCTCGAGTCATCTTACCGTGACCAACACTGTCAGGTAATATATGCCTTACTTTTTCAGGTGGAATATTAAGCTCATCTGGTGGAAGGCCTTCTACCCATCTTCCTTCGTGAGGATAACCTTTGATACCAAATCCAGTATCTGTATCAAGTGCTCTTAATCTAGCGTCTGGCATTGCCTGAAGTGTTATCTCGTATTTATCTCCCTTACTACCTATGTAATGGATTCTACCCATCTCTCCACTGCTACCAAAGTAAGGCTGTGGAGTATGTTTTTTAGAGGAGTGCAACATATTTAAATAGTCTGCCCTAACAAGGCCTCCTTTTTTAAAAACTGGAATATTTTCTCTATTAAACTTAGCTAATTCGTTCATAGCCTTTTTTCGTGCATTGGGAGAGGGACTATTTTCTATACCTTGAATTAGCTTATATTGCATATCCATAATATGGTCATTCCAGTTAATTCTTTGAAAATCTTCCCAAGTATCATACCTATCACTAGAAGCTATAAAGTCTGAGCTCAATGATTTCAAGTTTTCATTTAACCATCTTAAATGCTCACCCATTATAGAATCTTTGTCAGTTAATTGTTTTAAAGAAAGATTACCATCAGTTAGAGTCCCACTTTGGAAATTAGGATTCTCAATACTTTCTATAAACCTTGGAATATCCTCGCTAATTTTATTAGTTAGCTCACCAACAGCACCTTCTAACTGAGCCCTTAATCTGCCCGGTACATTAGCCATTAATTCACGCATACCACCTTCACCACCTACAAGTCTTCTTAATTCACGGTCATATACATTCACAATTTGTTTAGTCTTTTCGTATGCTTCATCGGTCAAGTCTGAACTCTCCATAAAGATTCGAGGGTCAAGTGCTTCTGCGTCGGGTCGGGGTCTAGGTATATTAGCTCTATAGTAATTATTAATTGAATCAAAGACAGTACCTTCTACTTGAGAATGAATTGCTTGTGAAAGTCTCTTAGAATCCATAGCCGCATCTAAAAAACTTCCTTGTGGAATTGATTCTACTGGTGGGACTAATTGACCAAGGGGGCGCATTGTGTCTGCCAACTTATCAAATACCGCAGTTTGACTAGCGCTTGTCGAAGCAAGTGTCTTTAAGCTTCTTATAACTCCTTGACTTAATCCTAAAATTGACATTAAAATCCCTCTGGATGTAAAATTTCGCTATCCTTGTGCTTCGTAACTTGCCTAGAAAACTGCATATAGGGCAACCCTGTTGTTTTTTCTACAGCCCTCATTGGATTTTCAAGTAATCCACCCGGCCCTGCTACATCTCTCATTATTCTACCAAAGGGGAACATTGTCCAAATAGTATAATCTGATAACTTAGCATAGTCATCCGTAACTATACCTTTAAATAAAGCAGGAAATAATCTAAAACTTGGAGGAGTTACCATTTGCAATGGCGCTACTTGTGCAGGCCAAGCTCCAAAGAAAGCTCTATCTCTTTCAGTTTCATCACCAAGCAACCAATCAGCAGTGTCTTGGAAATAGCTCCAAGGAGCTGGTAATGCACTTTCAAATAATGAGTACATAAATACATTACTCATAGCCATCATAAATAAATCAGCAGTAGCAAGTCTTTGGAATCTTGCAAATTCAGGAGTCCCCTCTTGCCATCCTTGTTGATTAGCTTCATTTATAATATCTTTTCTAAATCTTACAGCATTCCAAGCCCAAAGCTGGAACCTTGTTAACATTTTACCAAGGCTAGTGGCGGCAAACATAGGTCTGAAAGGTGCAGAATAAAGGAATTGAGTTGCTTTGACACCTTTTTTAGCCATTTCTTGGATTACGGGGTGATTCCATTCCTTTATTGCACCTCCAAATTTTTCTCTCGCTTGAATTAAGTGAGCCATATAAGAGTCTCTACGCAAAATCCTCTCAGGTTCACGCATAAACCAACCAGCTTTGTTAAGGACTGCTTCAGTTATACCGTGTTTATTAGCTAGACTCGTTAAAGCTTCATCTTTAAAGTTGGGGTCTTGTTTAATTTTTCCAACTGCTTCTCTCATAAAAGAACCCCACTTTTTACCTCTTACTTCAGGGTTAAGTGTGGCTTCATACATTAAAAATTCTTCAATAACACCTGCTTTTTTAACAGATGCTTCAACATCCTTCATCGTTTTCCATTCTGGATTAATATGAGCCCTAAGATAATTTATATCTCTAGCCTTTTTAAGATTATCATATCCAGTACTAATAACGGTATGCACTGACCCGCCATAGAGATTGGCGACAGCACTCTTGGGATGAGCAAGGAGAGAGGCCAGTGCATATTTTGCTTCCATATTACTAATCCTAGCTATAGTACTCATATCATATGGGCCACCTAGCTCTGGAAATTGCTTTTGCATTTCTGTTTTAGAAACACCAAGCTTATTAGCAATACGATTCATAGTATTTGTAACTTGTGAATCAGCAGTCCAAGCATAAAAGCTTCCTTTTAATTTCATATTAGGATTCTTTATGACTGCTTCTGGGATTTTAGTAGGGTATCCCATAGCCCCTTGCGTATAGAGATTAAAAAATGTTCTCCAAGAATTAATTAGTTCTACGTCTTGCTTTTTAGCCCCTTCTTCAGTTTTTCCACCAGCTTTTAACCAGTTTTTATAAGACCAATTAACTATCTGGTCTTTGGTAATAATCTGGGAAGCAAGTCTATAGTATGTATCGTGAATGTTCTTGATATATGTTTCATAAGCTTCAGGAGTACGCTCCCATCCGTCAATATGTGCAACACGGCTAAACTGATTACCCATTTTCCTATTATGAAACCAAGTAATCTTATCCTTAGAAACCTTTTTATTCAATGCAATATCTTTCATAATGCCCTGAACTTGGTCGAAGTGGTCTCCAAATTTATCAACTGACATATAATCACCAGTCATTTGATTGTGATGTATAACAATTTTTTTAATTTCTCTATCTTTTTCTTCTTTAGACATAGTCTTATTTTCAAGAATCCAATCTACACCTCTTTCCATCTGCCTAGATGCGGCTTTTCTATCAAAGTTTAAGTGAGGAAAATAAATATCAAAATCATATTGACCAGTCGCTTCATTTTCTCTACCAAGGTTCTTTATTATATCTGCTCTTTGTTTGGAGTATTGCTCTGGAATTTGACTTATCATTATCCTTCTTGCTACCCAACGCAATCCATCAATCCCTAAATCCATATCAAATCTTTCACCCTTTTCAGTTGCGGCTAAGATGTCCTTAATGAATTTTCTCCTTACTTCTTGATAGTAATCATAATCTGTTCGTTTTTTATTGTTGCTATCAACTCTTAATGCTTTATAGCTATTTAATGCTTCAGGTTTTCCAGTTAACCATTGATGAGCCTCAGCATTTTTCTTAGTGTAAAATTCATTAATTTTATTAACGACTTCTTCACCAGACATTGAAACTACTTTGTCTTTTTGCTGGACGAGGAAAGCTTTTCTTTTAAGAGTTTCCCAGCCGTGTTTTTTAGGTATTTCACGAAACGCTTTTTCATAAGCTTCTTTAATCCATAAGTACATACCATTATCAAGGGTTTCATATTTTTCCTTCCATCTTTCGGGTACTTTTATTTCTCGTAATGCAACAGCAATTTCGTGGAGCTCATACCCTTGTTTAAGATTCATATAGGGAGCAAGTTCTTCACGGAATTTGCCTTTTGCTGATTCCGAAGCATCAATACTCCATTCTTGCCCCTTGTGCACATAGTCCTGTATGAGCTCCATTACACCCGTTGGCTTCATTATTCTACCCGATATAACATTGCCGTGCGAGTCTTTAAATATGCCTCTCCTCTCAAGCAATAAAATCTCTTTCCTCATTAAATCTTGATTAACTGCTTCTGGGAACATATTATAATGCCATTTACTCAATGTGGGTAAACCTTTAGATATTTTTCTAAAAGTTCTTTGATACCAACTTCCATTTAAAGTTGAATCTAGCCACCTATCTAATACCTTTAAGTCGTGTAAATCGACCTTATTGATATCTTTGTTAAATCTCTCCCTCATTAAACCGTTTAAGTCTCTCCCCACGATATTTGGAAAAGCAATATCTAACTTTTCTTTTAGGGAAGCTAAAAGCTGTCTATGTTCTTTGTGTTCTAGCTTACCCGCTTCTATGCCCTCAAATGGAGCAACCTCATTTATATATTTTTGTGTTTTTAAATCATAATCATTTTGTTCTAAAGGCTGACCTTTTACTTTTTCACCTGTTTTTGGGTCAAATAATTCTACAGGTTTATCCACAGCTTCTACTGCTTCCTGCTTTATCCTAGCTTTTTCAACCTGCGATACTTGGTCTATGGATTTATCAAATATCTCTTTGTAATTCTTAAAAAATTCTTTCTTTGAAGCGTTACTAATAACCTCTGATTCTATACCAAGCTTAGTAGTAGAAGTATTAGATGCCATTTCTCTTAAGTTGTTTATTTCTTGTTTAAATTCATCAGACCAGTTCTTAGCCTTATAAGACTCAATTCTTTGTTGTAATTCGTGGAGTGTGCCTTTTGAATAAGTACCAAGTAATACACTTTCAAATAGCTTTGTTTCTTGTTCGTTTAGATTTTCTGCTCTCTTAACTAGCTCTATCTTTCTATCTGTCTCAGCTTTTGTAAGAGCAGTTGATACTTTATCAGGCGCTATTTGTAGCTCCATTTCTTTAATAAAGTTTGCTTCAGCTTCTGAAAGAGTGCTTCTACTCTTTACTGGAGCATTTTTTCTTTTAGCGTAGAGATAGCTAGACTTTTTTATTTTATCTGCTTCTTCCCAAATCTTTTTTATTCTTTCTTTCGGAAGCCCTTCTGAATACTTATGTATCATCCTTAGAGATGAGAAGTCAGAGATATCATCAGTAATATATCTTTCGCCCTTGGCTAAAATATCAAGCATAATCTCTCTTCTATGGTCTAAATTATTCTCTGGGTCTAGTTTTCTCCTGCCTTTTAAGTATCCATTAAAAGCTTTACCACTAAATAATTGCTTCTTATAACCTTCTCCTTCAGCTAACTGAGCATTAAATCCTTGCTGTGTGTATAACTTATTATCTCTAATAACTTTTAAGTATGTATTCATAGGGGTTCTAAAACTTCCCCTGCCTATATAGTCTTTTAACTCACCCATTGAAGTTGCTAAGGCATTATGCTCTTCATATGCCTTTTCGTATTCAGAAAACTTTATCCTTCTTAACGCACCATCACTTAAATCAATTCCCCTTAGTGTCTCAGCTAACTTTGGGAATAAAGTGTTTTGTTCAAGACCAGCTAAGTTAAAATTTGCTTCTTCAAGATTCTCTTGTATCTCTTCAGGGAACCACCTTCTACCTTCTTTGTTATTCCTACCAAAAAGAACAGAGTTTACTCTAGACAATGCCCTTATAACGCCTTGTCTCATTTGATTTTCATTGTTATTAAGAAACTTAGTCCCTTTTTTATTCACCCTACCATTTGCATACTGAATTTCAAAATTAAAAGCTCTTTTAGCGGCTTCCATAAAGAATAATTCCCTACCCCTTAATCCCGCTTCATCCATAGGGTCAGAACCTAGAGCAATAGATGCTCTTGTTATACCTCTAAAGCTCTCTTTAGCTTCTTTAGATGTTCTAGGAGTGATTACTATATACTCACCATCTCTTGAACTTGCAATTCTAAATGGCTTTCCACTTCCAAGAATAGCCGCATAAGCGCTAGTTAAAACAGCTTTATTAACAACAGCAGGCCCAAGTTGCTGACGTCCACCAGCCGCACCCTGCGATGCTAACATTCTTCTATGAGGAGATAGCTTTAAAACAGAACTATTTATTTTATTTAATGTGTTTTCATCAGTAATTGCTAAGATTTCAGCGTATTGCTTCTTTGTTAATGGGTCTATACCTTTTTTATTATGAGAGACAGTTCCGTCAGGTAGATAAAACTCATTCTTTTGAGCGTCATACATATCCATCCATTCTTGTTTAAAACCACCACCTCTTTTCCCATCCCTAGATAATCCACCAAAGAATCCAAATGCCTTATCACCATCTAAATCGGCTCCTCCTAGCGCTTCCATAGTTCTTGGATGTAAGAGTACCCCTATACCTTTTACCCCCGTAAAACCCTTAAATTTAAGCTTATGAGCACCACTTAGTGAGTCCATAGGAGTTCTTTGTACAACAGCATTAAGAGCTTCTTCAACTTTTCTCTTTACCTTACCTTTAAACTCTCCTCTATTATAAGCTTCCCATACTTCACCAAGCTGGCGATGCCCTTCCCAAACTTCAGAGTAAATCCTCAATTCTTTATAGTTATCATCAAGGAAAAAGATATCATCTCTCTTTTCTAAAAGCGATGTATTCTGTCCCTTTGTCCTCTGCTTTCTTAGACCTATCTCATAAGGTCTCATCCTAGCGGCAAATGAATTTTGAAGTTCAGGTCTAACAACTTGATTAACAACCCAATTTCTAATAATAGTTTGTCTATATGGAGTAACATATTTGTGCATCATCCCACCAATAGAGTCTCCAACTAATTCTTGAATTTTTTCGTGGACTATATTGAGTTCATACTTATCGTTCTTTAGTCTTTCATATTCTTGTTTAGTAAGCTCACCTTCTTGAAGAGCCATTTCAGCATCAGTCATTAAATCCATTCTTTGAATCTTGCGATAAACTTCAGTTGCAAACTTCTCTAAGCCCGGAACCTTCATTGCCATTAGCAATTCTTTAACACCTATTTGATTAACATTATTAAGCAATTCTCTAGCGTATGCTTCATTAGTTGGGTCTTTAACTAATAGTTTTAACTTAGCATTTAACTCAGCATCACCGTGAAAAGACTTTCTACTTAAGTGATTATATATATCTTCTATTTGAGTAGGTTGAATTTCAGACCAAGCATATGGAGTCAGATTAGATAGCATCTGTTTAGGTAATCTTTGAGGAGCTAAAGAGTGGTTGTCAAATCTTTCAGAAAAGATACCCTTCATTTCACTAGGTTGCATAAAGTAATCTTTGCCACCTTCCATATGAATTTTACCTCTTTTCCTAGTAAGTACACCCGGTTCTCTTAAACCAAACTGTTTAGCCGCAGTTTCTGGTATAATAAAATGACGCCCTGTTTCGTGCATATACTTATTTAATTCAGGGCTTGCCTGATGAACAGCATATTTACCAAGCAAAGCACCTAAACCGGGCTCACTATTAGATACTATAAAACTTTTATGTCCACTGCCTTCATTGCTCATACCCCAGTCTCTATTTTGAGCCTTAATTACATCGTCTCTTCCATATATAGCTCCATCAGTTCCTTGTATCATCTCACTTGCAATGGTATCTTTAGTCCACTTTTCATTAGCAATAGAATCATCTTTCATCAAGCTATACTTATATCTTCCAACATCTAAATCTGAAACTTCTTTTTCTATGATTCTTCTATCGCCTGCGTGTCCTGTAGTAAACCATATCTGAGCCCTTTTATTATAAGCCTTGGCACTATTTATCATTCCCGGCCCATATATTTGCTTTATATTATGAGGAGTCATATTAGTAGTTAAACCATTTAACTCAAGCTCATACATAGCATTAGACATAAATGCCCTATTAAACATTTTGTTAGCAGTAAGTTTTACATTCATACCTTCCCTCATATGAGGGCCATAAGTATTAACATACTCTTCTCTTTCTGCATTAAACTCTTTAGTGAATTGCTTTTTAAAAGAGGCTAATGATTTAGTCTTTTTCTTTTGAGCATTGTATTGAGCAAGAGCCCAACCATCTCTAATAGTATTCATTTCAGTAGCAGTAGGATTAATAGGCGCATCTGGATGATACTTAGCAAAGTACATTCTTTCAGCGTCACCTTTACCTCCGTAATAATACATATCTGCTTTCTTATGTAGGGAGTAGAAATTTCTAGCGTGAAACTTAGTAGCCATTCTTTCGCCTTCAATCTTAGATTGCTTTTGAGCCCATCTCCAAGCACCGGGGATACCCATTTCTTGAGCTGAAGCATAGGCTTTTGGAAATTCACTTCTTGCGTAATACTCTGCTAAGTCAAGTAATCCAATCTCTTTTAATCTTTGCCCTTCATAAGCTGTAAAATGGTCTAGCACTGCATAAGATTTAGCTTCTGGTTGCCTTCCAAACTTTCTTTGAAAAGCTGTTGTATAAACTCTATCAAATTCTTTTGGCTCTTCCCTTAATAACTTAATGTTTCCAGCCCTATTTTGATGTCCTTCAGGCATTTGTTCCCAAAAATCCTCACCTCTTTTTACAAAAGGTCTAGCCGTTAATTGGTCTACTACCTTATCCCTTAATGATGTTATAGCATATTGTCTCCACCATCTAGTATGCTCTTCTTTTGGTGCTTGCCCCCACTTTTTCTGTAAGTAATTAACCATATCAGCTTCGGGAGTATCAGTTTTATTTTCGTAAGCCCTACCTAATATCTTGTTCCATTCTTTATGTATATCAACAGTAGTCTCAACCCTAGCTTTATTAGGAGTTTCACTAGCACTCCAAACTGGTTCCATATTCCTTGTTACAAAACTATCAATCTTTAAAGGAACTTGGTGATTGATTGTACCAACATCAGTATCAGATACCTCTCTAGCTCTTGATATATTTTCAGTTAATGGCTTTTCTGAACCCGGGAGTTCAACTGTTTTCATTATCTCACCATATTCATTAACAGTAACTCCACTCTCAAGAAGCTTATTAGCCATTTCAGTACGTTCTTTTGAAGACATACCGGGAATATCTTTTAATAATTCATTTACAATTATATTAGCAGTGACTGGTCTACCAAGACTATCAACCTTACCTCTTACTTGCTCAGCCCATTGTACAGTAGCTTTTTGAGATGCAGGGTCTAGCCTTGCAAAATCTGGATGACCCTCAACTGGCTCACTAATAGTACCGTCTTTAAATCTTTCAGCAACAAACTTTCTACTTCTTCTAGTAGTATAAGGCATTTCTTTAAAGCCAAAATAGGCACCAAGCAAATAATGATATACCTGCTCTGGGGTTGTTTGACCAGCAACTGTAGATGGCAAGCCTGAATAAGCTGAAGCAGATACCATTCTTAATAGTTTATCACCTTCGGCATTTCCAGTCTTAATAAAGTTCCCTATACCTCTAAAAACAGCTCCTGTTTCAGCACCTCCTATAAATGCTTGCATCATTTCATCAACTCCACCTTGCCAAGCACTAATAGAACTTGCAACACCAAGATGAAAGGCACCTTCAACCATATCTTCTGCTATTGGAGCGCCTTTACCTAAGAAATCAAAGGCATCTTTAGTTGCTTTTCCTCTTAATAATGCGGCTTCAGCTTTAGCTCCTTGAGCAACAACGCCAGCTTTTTTAGTTAGCCAATTAGCACCTATCATAGGGATAGAACGACCTTTAAGTTTTCTAGCGGCATTTACAAGTGCGCCTACTTTACCTGCGGCTCCAACTGCCGGAACTGGTAGCCATCCAACAAATCCAGCAAGATGACCTACGTTCCTAGCGATTGCTTCCCATTCATTCTTAGGGTCATCCCCCATTTTAAAGGTAGACCAACCCTCTCCAAATCCTGCACCTGCTTGTTTTATTACGCCAGATATAGTCACATCTTGGTCAGCATCATTCTTAGCGAATGGTATTCTATAATGCTGGGCGTGAAGTTCTACTTGATTAAGTTTTTCTTCGTCAAACTTATGTGGAAATTGCTTGTAATAAGTAACAAGCTTATAGGTTGTTTGTCTATCTATAGAGGGCTCAAATTGCTCCTCTGGGTCGAACTGTTTTTTAGGTTCTTCTGGGTAGTAGGTTGATGCCATTTACTAGAAGCCGCCTAGTTCATCCATTACCTCACTACTGCCCATAAAACCTGCTTCTAGACCTGCTATACCAGCGGGAACTGCAACACTTCCTAATGCTCCCATAATACTGGTCTCAGCTTCAACTCCGCCTTCAGCTAGTTTCTGTAAAAGATTTGCTCTTTCGTTTGGGTCACTCCATATTTTCTTAAGTGCTTGTTTACTTCTTTTAGGAATAGCGGCCGCATCAGCAATTTCATCAATGCTTTTACCTTCTTTAAGCCCAGTTTTAAGATTATCCATAACACTTTGAGCTGTTTTTCTAGCGGGCCCTCCACCTTTTTTATAACCAAGGAAGCCCTTTGCAATATCATCTAAATCATCAGCGCCTATAGTAGCTTTACCAAACTTTTGAGTTGCTTCTTCTAATACGTCTTTAGTAACCCCTTTAATTTTACCTGATTTAGCTAGTCTTTCTACAGCTCCCGGAAGATGAGGTGCATATTCTTGACCTACATCATCTAATACCCCGAGCATTCCTTCGGTATCTCCCTTTTTAGCAAACCTTTGAGCTTTTTTAATAATGCCTTCAGCACCTTCTTTCAATCCTCGTTGAGCTAATTGACTATCAACTAATTTATCTCCCCATTTAGCAGTAGGGCCAAACTTTGACATTAGTTGACCTGCTCCCATAGCGGCTCTTGGCATTTGTTGTCCTATAATACCACCGGGAGTCCATTTTAATGCACTTCTAACAATCCTAGCTCCATTCTCTTCCATTGCTCTTAGAGCTTTACCACCTTCTTTTGCACCCATCTTCATAGCGGCTTTTTTGCCACCTCGCATAGCAGTTTTACCTATTGCGGCTAATACTGGTGCCGCCATACCTCCAGTTCCTACAGTTGCTATTGCAACTGGTATTAATATACCAGCCCAATTACCTATAGCTCTTGCAGTAGCAGTCCTTCTAGATGAGTACCAATCATCTGGAATCAAATCAAATAATAAACTGTCCATTGAGCCAACCATTGCGGCTCCAACATTTTCCATCGCTGTTGCCTTATCTTGCGCCGCTAAATCTACTTCTATTCCGTGCCTAGCCCCTGCTTTTACCAAGTCTTCTAATTGTTCATTGTTATAACCTCTGGGGTTGTCGTAATAAGCATTAAGCCTTTTATACAACAACTGCATCTGCTGTATCTGAGAATCACCCATAAGTTGAGCAGTAAGCATTTGCTGAACTGCCATTGGGTCTCTTTGCGATGGTCTAGGTCTATACTGGTCTCCGGGTCTTGCTGTATTAGTAGCCATTATTTCCTCCTCTGCATAAAATTATCCATCATATTGCCACCACCAAGCAAACCACCCATACTTTGATTCATAATCTCTATCTTTTTCCAGATATCTTTTACTTTCTCTTCATAGCCATCTTCTTTGCTTTCGCCTAGTTGTTTAATTTCTTCATACATTGTATTAACATCTTCTCGAAGCTGGTTTTGGAACTCTATTCTTTTTCCACCAACCTCAAGAGCTCGTTTAGTATATTGATTAGCTTCCCGTGCTAAAGCGTTATCACCATAAATAGGGTTAGTTAAGTTTCTATATTTCTGTCCCATATCTAAACTTGGGTATAGCATTTGATTTGCTAGGTAATTATCAGCCATAGGTTCAAAAACATCTGGATGTTGTTCTTGATATATTGGGCTATCATAATACTCACCAATCTTGGACATTCTATCTTCATCTATATCTCTTTGATGTCCAGCAATTCTACCCTCTTGCAATGTTGCACCAAGACCTTGCTCCATTACATCATCCATCAATCCTCTTCTTTTTAAAATTGAAGCTCTTTGTTCTTCTGTCGGGCCCATCCCTGCATACTGAGAATCCTCTGCTAAATAATTAGTGGATTGCCCTGCTGAATATTGTTGTTTTTCAAGGTCTGACAAAAGATTTGCTTCATTAATTCGATTAGCTTCTTTCCTATGTCTTGTTCTTTCTTTATTGTTAGCTATATCAGATTCTACAGTGTCCCAAGCTAATTTATTCTTATAACGAGCAAAGCTTTCTTTCAAAGGATTCATCTCCACAGCGTGCCTTGTCCTTTCTTCTGCATACCCAATATCTGCGTCTAATGTACCCCACTTTAATTCATTCTCGTGTAACCTTAAAGATTCCATCAAGGGATTTACTGTTTTAGCGTGACGAACTTGTTCTTCGCCTAAGTCCATTTGATATTGATGCTTAGCTCTAGCTCTTTTCTCATTAAAGATTGAAAAGGCTAGATTCTGAGAATCTTGTTTTTCTTGCCTCCTATTAGCTTTTGTTTGCTGATAGGCTGTACTAAATGTATTTGGTGCTTCTACTCTCATATCTTACTCCCAAGGCATCTTAAGTTTAAAGCCACTATAAGCATTTCCTTGACCGAAGCCAGAGGCAAATTGCACAGGT